GTTTCCCAGTCACGATCTCGTTGCCAATATTGCTAATGCCATTGCTCACTTAGTTTTAGCTGGTGGCGTAGTTCATCAGGTTGCAAAGAAAGCTTAGTATGCAGATTGAAAAAGAAAAGCTAAGTAGCATTCTCACTAATTTAGTTGAGAGCTACAAAGCTACTTTCGGCGTTGATGCTCCTCAAGACCTGATTAAGCCAGTGCTTGAGGAGTTACTTGCTGAAGCAAGCAAGGCGCATATTTTAAATCGAGTGAAGGGATTGAACCCCGCAAGCTTAAAGCACTTACTCGCTGAAGTAACAAAAAAACCAGAACCAGAAGTTGTTAATCCTGTTGTAGGAACAGTCAAACGTGGCAGAGCCGCTAAGAGTTAAGGTCTTACAAGAAATTACTGAAGATTTTAATAATCTTCATCCTTGGCAAAAGCCCGGAGGAGATCCGAAAAATGGACTCAACGATACTGTTGGGGATCTTGTCATTCGTTATTATCCACGTCTTACTGCTGCTGGGGCTTCTGGCAGTTTGGCTATTAAGCAGCTTTCTTCCCTCCTTCAAGTCTCTGAAAAAGTGGTTACTCACAGAGTGAGATCTGCAAATCTAAGTAAGAAAGCAGATAAGATGATTCAGGAGATTAAGGAAGAAGTTTATGGTCCTAAAATCCCAATTCTAAAAGAAATAGTAGACATGACGCTGGAGCAGGTAAGGGACGCTCTGGTTCTGCTAGGCCAAGACCAAGAAAGAAAATCTAAGTTCTCTCCTAGAGATATTCGCGATCTTGCTTCTGTCGGTAGAGAGCTAAATGAATTAATGAGATTAGAAATGGGGCAGTCTACCCAGAATATTAATAAAGTGACTTCTAGCACTCAGAATGTCCATGTGCTCTTAGAAGATTTGCGTAAGATTGATCCAATATTTGAATACCCCGAAACTATCGAGATGAAGAAAGAAGATGAAGAGTGACATTATTCAATCGCTTGCTGAACACAAGCGCGTAATGTCTATCATTTACGATAGAGTGAATAACTATCACAAACGTCCCTTACATCCCGGGCAAGTCCAGTTAGCTAGAGCTTACTTTAATGAGCATAAACGCATCATCCAGTCTCAATGGGGCAGAAATGCTGGTAAGTCGGAGAGCGTTTTATTCATTGCCACAGTTAGGGCCATTCTCTATCCAAACTCACAGATTTACATAATTTGTCCAGAGCGTAAGCAGGGCAAGGAAATTTACTGGGCTAGTAGAAGACTCCAGAACTATCCTCCTCCTGAATTTATTGATCAGACAAAAGACTCTGAGATTCGTCTCACCTTTACTAACGGGTCTTTTATCTGCGTTGATGGCTGTGAAAACACAGCAGCACACGCTGGTATTAAGCCACATTTAGTTTTCTATGATGAGTTCCAGCGGCACTCTCAAGAGTTTGATCTAGAGATAATGCGGCCAAATCTTTTGGCTAAAAACTCATCCCTCATTATCACAGGCACTCCTCCTAAAAAAGATTGTTACTACGTCAGATTTAAAAAACAGCTCTTAGAGGAAATTAAGTCTGGAGATGATACCCGGCTTTATCTTCAGTTTCCTACCAGCATTAACCCAACAATTGATGCAGCAGAGCTGCAAAAGACAATAGATGCGCTTATTCGTTCAGATAACGCTGCTATCGCTAGGCGTGAGTACTTAGGCGAAGACTGTTTCGGTGGTGAGGGCGTTGTGTTCCCTTTCTGGTCAAGGAAGGAACATGTTAAGCCCCATGAAGTTGTCATGGCGACTATTGAGCGTGATAAGAAAAAGATGAAGTGGTTAGCTTTTGCTGACCCCGGAGCAGCTACCTGCTTTGCTGTTCTCTTTGTCGCCTACAATCCATACACAGCCCAGATTTATGTGCTGGATGAGATTTACGAGACTGATAGAAAGAATACTGAGCCACTTCGTATGTGGCATAGAATCCAAGCCAAAAAGCGAGAGCTGTATGATGGCAGATGGATTGATGGGTATGACTCTGCTGAAGCGTGGTGGAAAGAACTAATCCAGTCTAATTTCAAAGTGTCGCTGGTAGCTAGCGCAAAGACTACAAGACTTATCGATGAGGATATTGCTCTCTTAAAAAGCCTCATGGCAGCAGAAGGAGCCTTGCGCGTTTCAGACAGGTGCCATTATTTCTGCCACGAGATAGAAAACTATGTGACGGATGAGAACGGAAACCTCCCTGAAGGCGGGGACCATCTCTTAGACTGTAAGCGGTATATCCTTCGTCACATTAACTACAAGTTTGTTGAGCGAGTAGAACAGCAACGAGCACACTTAGAAGCAAGGGGCATTACTGATATTAATGCTCCTCGTGAGATTGAGTTGGCTCAGAACTGGGACGATGAAGTTTTATTTCAGAGTGTGAATGCAGATCCATGGGACACGAGCTACAATTAGTCATATTAGCGGTAATGATAATAGTTTCTCATTTTAGTCTCCGGAGGAGACGGGAGATTAAACATCTTCACTTCTCTGAAAGCATGGACAGGAGAGACTTAAATAGGGCTATTGGACTAGCTCAGAAGGCTATTCTCCAGTCCCGCATAGCCGAGAAGATGGCAGAAAGGGCTTTTACCCTCTCCTCTTCGGCTAATGTGGCAACAAGTATCCTTTCTAAGTCACTGGGTACTAGACCAAAGTTCATTTCTAAGGAACAGTTAGTAAAGGATGAAGTCGTCAAAGAGCAACTTGCTGACCTGTTCGGCAAGGATGAAGCTGAGTATTTAAAGCCGCTTTTAGACGATGATGAGGTTGAGCTGCTGGAGCAAGCACGAAAACAATACGAAAAAGCTAAGTCAAAGGGTGAAGTGTTATGAGTTCAGCAGTTTCATTATCAAAGTCTCCATTTGATGACCTAGAGTTTACCGATAAGACTTTCCGTCCTCTCTGGACTCTCCCGGACCTAGAGGATGAGGAGGCTGTGCTCCTTTGGTGTAAGGAGACTATTGAGGCTTGTGAAGATTACTACGGGTATTACTTCCAAGTGCAGCAAGATAACCTGATGCTCTTTCGTGGCGTTCACTGGATACAGCAGGACAGGTACGCCAATAAATGGCTTGATAGGCAGGGGATTCTAACCCGTCGCTCTCCTAGAGTTGTTATTAACCACTTGTATGACTTTGTTGAGCAGTGGGTGTCCCGGCTTACCCGGTATCGCCCGGCAGTAGCGATTTACCCAGCTAGTCCAGAGCAGTCTGATGCAGATGATGCAAAGATTGCTAAAGACGTGCTCGATTATATCTGGTACGCAAACACGATTGATAAACACCTTCAGGAGTTTGTTCGTCAGGTCAAAATCTTTGGTGAGGCGTATCTTTGGATTACTTGGAATCCTAATAAGGGAGATTTACATCCCGATTGGATTGAGGCTCAAAAGAATGGCTACAGAATCCCAGTCCTTGGGAAAGACGGTCAGCCTGTTCTATCAGAAAAAGGCGAGCCCCTATTTGTTCAAACAGCAGTTCGTACTGGAGATGTAGAGTATAAGATCGTTCCTCCGTGGCATGTGTTTGACATGCCTTGCCGCTCTCGTGAGGACATTGACTGGAGTATTAGGTGGTCTAGTCAGAATGTTGACTACGTAAAAGCCAAGTATCCTGAGAAGGAAGATAAGATTAAGTCTGATGATGGCTTTGATGTCTTTGCTAACTTTAAGCTCGACGTTGGCAAGATGAAAAACGAGTGCATAGTTTACGAGCTATTCCATCGTTCCACTGAGTTTCTAGGTAAGGGCAGGTACATTAAGTTTACTAAGACTGCCATTCTCGAAAACACAGAGCTGCCTTACCAGCATGGTAAAATCCCCTACGTTTACTTGGATGATATTCAAGTTCCTGACCAGATTCGTGGCATGTCTTTCTTCCAGCAGCTCTTCCCCTTGCAGCATCAGGTTAATGCCTGTGCTTCATTGATTTACAAGAGCTTTGTCTTGATGGCGCATCCAAAGATTGCTGCTCGTGAAGGGTCGGTGAATATCAATCAGCTAGTGAATGACTCTACGGTAGTTCTCTATAACGATGAGATGCCAAGCATTCTTTCCATGCCACCAATGAATGGCGAGGTGTTTAATTACATTAATAAGCTTGAATCTACGCTTGAAAAGCTCTCTGGTATCTTCACGATGTCAAGAGGCCAAGCTCCTAGCGGGGTCAGAGCTGCTAAGGCTTTGCGTGTTCTTGAGGAGCAGGAAGATAAGCGAGCTTACGTTATGGCGGTTAAGTACAATGAGATTGCTCTCATTGAAAACGCCAAGATGTCGCTGTCTACTATGGGGGCTATGGCTGATGATTCTGATGGAAGACTTGCGCGTATTCTTGGCAAGGATAACGAGTATAGGATTCGTAAGTTCAAAGCAGCTAACCTAGCTAAGCCGTATGATGTGCGAATTGAGAACAGCACAGCTCTCTCTCAATCTCCTGCTGCTCGTATTGAGGAGTTAATTGAATTATCTCAAGTACGGCTTGACCCAGATGCTCCTATTACCAAGGGGCAGTTTATTAATTTCTTGGATATGACTGCGGATGAGCAGTTTAAGGATATTGCTACTAGAGCTTCTAGGTGCGCGATGTCAGAGAACGATGATATGGCCTCTGGAGTGCAGGTAGCAGAACCAGCTCCAGAAGAGGACTTGATTGTTCACTGGCAGATCCATACGCAGATTGTCCAAGGAAGGGACTATAAGGAGAGGATGGCTGAAGATAGGAAAGCTATCATTCAGCAGCATATCTACATCACTGAGTATTTGATGTTTGAGAAAGCCTACGGACTAACTAATTCCTTTGGTGTGCCATTACGGATGCCAAACTTAGCCTTTAGACAACAGATGGAGTTACAGTGTCCGAGCTGGCCTGTATTCTTCAAACTTCCCGTACCTTCAATGCCTCCGATGGGGATGGCTCCTCTTCCGGGTGCTCCTATGGAGCAAACCCCTATAGGGCCAGAAGCTGGTGGCGTTGTACCAACTCCGATAGATCCCGGTGCTCCTGTAGATAGCGGTGCTTCAGTAGCTCCTCCTCCGCTCCCTCCACAAGGGCCATTAATTTAATGAGCGAAATAAATGGAAAACCAAACAAATAACCTTAGTCCTTCAGTTATTAGTCCAGTCCCTAAATCAACGTCAGCCGATGAACTCTTGGAGATGTATGAACAAGAGGCGATTGAATCTAAAGAGGAGGTGACTAAGGAAGTTGAGAAACAGGCTAAGGTCGCTCAGGAATTACCTAAGAAAATCATTGCCGATAAAATTGTTAAGAATTTGGAGCAGAAAGAGGCGGCTCAGGAAGCTCCACAACCACAAGAAGGGGGTGAAGAAAGTGAAGAAAGTAGCGAAGAAAGTAGCGAAGAAGAAAGCCAAGAAAGCGAAGAAGTAGCTGATGCTATTAAGGCTTTCAAAGCTAAGCATGGGGATACAGAACTCGACATTCCTGAAGAGGCTGTTATCCCTGTAAAAGTTAACGGCAAGGACGTTAGCTTAAAAATAAAGGATGCCGTTCAAGCCTTTGTTAAGCAGGACGAGTTTAACCGGAATATGGATCGTAGGGTCTTTACGGTTAGCAGTCGTGAAAAGAAGTTAGCAGAGGAGTTCGGTACCCTTAAAGAACGAGCAGAGGGGGTGATCCGTCTAGCGGCTCAGGGGGATTATTTACCGGGGGTAAGGGCACTTGCCAAAATGGTGGGTTTGACATCAAACTCTGAAGTAGTTCAGCTTGAAAAGGCAATGATGGACAACCTTGATAGTATACGCAAGGTTTGGACTGAGATGTCACCTGAACAGCGAGATGCATATCTTGCTAACAGGCGAGCAGAAGAAGCTCAAAAAGAGCTAGAAGCGACAAGAGCTAGTACACAGAGGCAGCAAGGGGAAACCCAGCTCAAGCAGAAGGTACAAACTCTCATGGAGCAGAATGGCTTGAATGAGGAGTCTTTTTGGCAGCATTATCAGACATTAGTTGAAAATGCTGTAGGAGAGGGGCAGCTTTACTCCGATCCGAACGAAATTAAGCCTGAAGATGTGATTAATTATCACAAGCAGGTGCAAGTCGTTAAGAAGGTGGATACTGCATTGAAGAATGTGAATCCAGCTTTATTAGAGCAACCGATAGCCGATGAGGTTATCAATATGGTAAGTGGGCACGATGAGTTCACTGTTGAAGACATTGAACAAATTGTGCGTGATGCGCTAGGGGCACCTAGCAAGACGGTTGAGAACTTAAATCGCAAAGTTGAACAAGCGAATTCACGAGGACTTCGCACTCAACTCAAGCAAGTCAGCTCGACCAAAAAAGCAAGCAGCGAGGCCGATGATGAAATGTATGAACATTTCTTTGGTAAACGGCCTGTAAGTAGACGCTAATCTTTTTTGGTGAGTAACAATGGCAAATTATAATTTAAATACCGCTACAGGTGTATTTAAGACCAAATACATCCGCATGTCGCGTGACATGTTCAATAGCGAAAACGTGGTCCTCGCAAAGATTAAGCGCAATGATTCCTTTGTTGGTGATCAAGCGCTTATCTCCGTTCCAGTATCTTTCGGTGGTGGTCGTGGTTCGGGTGTTATCCCTCGCGCTAACGTCACTAACTACCAGAAGATGCTTATCGTCTCTAAGAAGACTTTTGCTCTTATCGAAATTGATAATGAGGCAATCAAAGCTTCTCAGACCGATGAAGGCGCTTTCGTTCGATTGAGCAAAGAGCCTGTAAAACGTGGTGTACAATCATGGCAAGGTAACGCTAGCCGTATCCTTTTCAACGATTCAGTCACCGCTAACGGCAACGGACGACTTGGCACTTTCTCTGGCTCACAGGCGCTTGTTTCAACTGATGTGTACGATGTAACCATCGAGGCATCAACTTGGAAGCTAGCTAACTTCGAGCCAAAAGACTTTGTTAACGTCAATACCGCATCTGCTGAGTTCGAGGTTACTAACGTAACTCCTTCGACTCGTGTAGTTCGTTTGACTCAGGTGAATGGTCCTACGCTAAATCTTTCAACGATTGGCGCTGGCACTCATAACATCTACATGCAAAACAGCCGCAACAATGACCCAACAGGTCTTCGTGGTGTGTTGCTTGCTACTTCGTCAACTCTGTACAACATCTCGGTTGGTTATCGCTGGCAGTCGCCAAGTCAGATAGCTGCTGCTGGTGCTGGTATCACAGCAGACCTGATGAATCAGCAAGTGCTGGATGTTAAGTACAGCTTTGGTGAAACCCCTGACATGATGGTTACGAGCTTTGTGCAGTATCGCAAGCTCTTGAACCAGCTTGAGGGACAGAAGCGGTACATGCTTGTTGAGTCACGTAACTCTGGACCTAAAGGAAAGTTCTCTTTCCAAGCTCTTGAGTTCATGGCTGACACTGGACCGATCCCAGTTATCGCTGAGCGCTTTGTAGAGGATGATACCTTCTACACGCTAAACAGCGATTTCATTGAGATGCACGCTCGTCCTGATGGTGGTTGGGTTGAAGATCCGACTATGGCAGGAAGCATCTTCCGGTTGTCGCCTACGGACGACACATGGCAAGCTCGTTACGCTGTTTACTTTGAATACGGAATTATGCCAACCGCTCATGGCATCGTGACCGGACTCTCGACAACGTAATGATAAGCTTGGGAGGGGGAGAAGTTTTCCCCCTCCCATTTTAAGGAGAAGAAGATGGCTACGGTTCAGGATATTCGAGATTTGTTAAACGCATTGCAGGTTGTCGCTATTCTAGCTGATTCTCGTTTGGATCAGTTGGGAGCTATGGTTGCTCAGCTAAAAGCTGGTGGCCTAGTTGGACAGGCTGACCTTGATGAGTTTTCAAATGGTATACAGCAGGTAACGCAAGTGCTTAACGCAATTGTCGCTAAGCAAGACACGTTACTTGCATCATAAGGAGAATTTTTATGTCGTTAGATAGAATTGATTCAAAAGTGGGGCTGCTAAGTCTGTTCCCTCTTGCTACTTCGGGTGGATTTCCGGGTGGAGTGTTTGCTGGTGGTGAAGCTGGGTTTGCTCCCGGTCAAGCTGCTCAGACTGGTGGAGCCTTGATTCAAGGACCTACCCCTCGCTCTGGAACAAGCCCAACCTTGGCTAACTCTGGAACTATTACTCACAATAACTCTGGCGTTGCGAAAGTAACCAACGCTGGCGCTACCACAGGTAATATTATCCAAGCTGGTCAGTTTGATGGACAGCTCCTCATTGTTTTGAATGAAGGAACTGGTTCTATCACTATGGCTGCTGCTGCTACTTCGAACGTACTTCAGGGTACAGCAGCTATTATCCCAGCAACTTCAGCTGGCATCTTTGTTTGGAATGCAACAAACAGCAGATGGCATGGTGTTGAAGGCGTATAATTAACGAGAGGGGAGGGTAATTCCTCCCCTCTACTAACGTAGGCAGATAGATGAGATTGCAAAGTTATCACAGACATAATCAGGGAAGGATTCACGGCTTCCAAGCTACTACAGTAGTTACTCCTGCTGCCTCGTTAGGTATTGGCAGCATGGACGCTACTGTTGCTAGGGGCGCGATAGGCCAGCCAACTATTACTCCACGATTACAGTTTTCCCGTAGGCCATTAGTTGTTGGCGCAACTACCGTAGCGATTGGAGCTGGTTCTTACATTGGATGCACCGTTGTTCCGACAACCTCTGCAATAGCAGCTCAGTTTCTAAATTCTGGTGGTTCTGGAGTTGATGGCACTGGAGATATTATTGCTCTAGGCTGGGATTCTACAGATACAGATGAGACTGGATTGCAGGAATTAAAATGTTCCCTCCAGACTCCTCGATTGTTTGCTACAAGAATTGATACTAATGGAACAGTCTTGCAAGGTAAGAAATGTATCCGTTCTGTTGTTAAGGGGGGAACAGGCGTTTACACCCTTACATTCAATGATGGTTTTGGGCGTAATCCAGTTGTTGCTCTTACTGGTGAGGGGGCTAGATTTGCGGCTTACACAAGCAAGACTCAAAACACTATCGTTATTCAGACCTATGATGTTTCTGGCGTAGCTCAAGATGGAAGGTTCCATTTGGCTGTTCTTGGCCAAGATGGAGCTGATGAGTTTGGTAAGCTAAGAAACCCCGTAATGTCAGACTACGAACTTCACCCTGTTGGTTTTGGCGTGACTGCTGCTGGTGGGACATTGAACGTAGGATCTGCTGATGCTTCTGGCATAGTTAAGAATGGTACTGGGGATTTCACAATCACCTTTAAAAAGCCATTTGGTAAAGTTCCAGTAGCTTGCTCAAGGGCGGTTAGCCAAGCAAAGACTTCGATATCTTCAGTTACAGCTACAGCTATTAGAGTTCTTGTTACTAACGCTGCTGGCGTTGCTGCTGACACGGACTTTGATGTGATCGTATTTGGCTCTCCTGAGAGGGGTGAATAACATGAGATGTGCAGCGTTAGTAAATTCAACTGCTGGGCGTAGAGCGTTTGGCTCTGTTAGTAGTGGGTATGCAAATTTGCTTGGCCCTATCTCAGGACGTGGCATAGTTTTGTTTGTCACTAACTCGCTAGACTCTGAAGTTGTGATTAGTCTGGATGCTGGAACAACTGACTGGATGTATTTACCAGCAGGGACTCCGGTAACAATAGACCTAAGCACAAACGGGGCTGAATGGTCAGGTTCAATTTCTGTTAAGCATAACGGGACTGCTCCTACAGTAGGAGCGATTGCTGCTAGCGTTTTGAGGATTGCATAAATGAGCTTTGTTGGTCCTTCAGCGATTGCACTAAGAAATGCTCTTAGTAATACACAAAAGGCTGTAACTCCGGGGTTCTGGGCTGTTGGTGGCGTTGCTGCTTCTCAGACAAACCAGAACATGAGCTTTGTGAATATATACCTAGCAGGTAGATACATATTCCAAGCTGATGGTCTTTTTGTTGGCTTTTCCAGAGAAGGTAATGCTGCTGTTACTGCTGGAACATTGACCATTTATGGAACCAGAGATGGTTCTCAGATCCAGAACGTGGGCATAAGTAGCAATCAGAATGGAAGACATACCTTTACTGTTCCAATTGCTGTTTCTGGCGGTCAAGGGATTGGCTTCCAGTATACTACGGATGTTAGTTATGTGGGCCCTAGTTCTTTCGCTTTAATTCCATTGGTGGTGTTTAACGCATGAGCTGGTTAAGCGACTTAGGAGATGCCATTGGGTCGGGTCTTGGCATTGGAAACGTTGGGTCAGGTATTGGTGATTTTATCACCAATGATATTCTTGGCTCTACTACTACTAATGCTGTATCCGGAGCTACAAAAGATCCAAAGGGAAGTTCCTTCTTTAACCCCGGCTTCCTTTCCGCAGCGCTCCAGAGTGCTACTGGTCTAGCTAGCGGTTTGTACGCAAACAAAGCTCAAGCAGAGGAAGCAAGAAAGGCTCGTGAGTATGAGATGGAAAAACTTAAGCTTCAAGCTCAGTATGGCCTTCTTGGTGGCGGTGGTGGTGGCGGCTCTAATCGGGATGCGATGATGTACAAAGCTTATCAAGATTGGATAGCTACAAGGCAGAATAACAGGCAGCAGACTGGTGAGGCTTATGACAGCTTAGCTAATGTTGCTATGCGAGCATTGAGGAGATAATTCGATGCTACTTAGGACTCCAGATGGACGCACTATAGAATTATCTGAATCAGATATTCAGCGCTTATTAAAATCAGCGCCACAGGATAGAAGCTCAGTGGCACAAAAGCCTAGCACTACCGATCAGATAGTACAGGCTGGTACTGGGATTGGTAGCGCTGTAGCTGCTAAGGGAGTTGCTGATGCTATCTTTGGTGGGGGAGCAGCGGCAACTTCAGCAGCTACTCCTGCAACTCCGGTTATTTTATCTGCTAGCAAAGTCCCACTAGGCGCTAGTGGGGCCATTAACCCTGCTTTAGGAACTGCTGCCACTGCTGCTGGAGCCTTCGGGCTCTATGATTTATTCAAGAATGATAGAGATGGTGTCCGTGGTCCATTACAAGGAGCTGCTAGTGGAGCGGCCATGGGTAGCTTCGGTGGACCTGTTGGCATGGGCATTGGTGCTGCTGTTGGTGGCTTGCTGGGATTAGGCCAGTCAATCTTTGGTGGTAAGTCTAAGACTAAGGTTGAAGAAGATAGGCGTAAGGCTTTAGCTGAGCAGGGTATTAACCTTGGTGATACTAAAGGCTGGGAGCTGAATGAGGCTTTTAAAAACTCTCGTCAGGAGTCTGACCTTACCGGCAAGGACATTACTCAAGCTGCTACTCTCTACAGCATCTTTGGTGACAAGTGGAAGAATGCTAGCGAAGAGAATCGAATCAAGGTAGCTGATGAAGCTTTGAAGCGTGGCATTGTGCGTGAGCATCATGGAACAATTGATCTAACTGACAAGCCACAAGACTTCATGGACTTTGCTGGAACTACACTGGCTCAAGTGGCTCCTCAAGCAGGTGGACCACGAAAGCCTTCTGGTCCACGTAAGCCATTAGAGCCAGAGTTTAAGCCTAATCCAAATCTTCCAATAGAAGCGATTACTCCTACATATAAAGCTCCAGCTCCACAGGCTGAACCAGATAATGGTGATTATGTTAGTTTGTTCAACGAGTTTTTGAAGAGAAGGTCTTATGCCGGATAAAAATAAGTTCATGCAGATTAAGTCAGCTTTGCAGTCCCTTAACGATATGGTGGCTTCATATGAGAGCGATTTTGGCTCAGCTACTCCGGGTGGAGACGCTTATCAGGAAGATGCCTTTAAGGATGAGGCTTATGATGATGGTGGCCAAGCATCTGCCCCTCTTAAGGGATTTAATGCCACAGCAAAGGTTGACGAACAGGGTAAATCTCAAGGCGATGGCGGAGAGTCTAAGAAAAAGAAAATGAGTCTTATGTCTTCCATGCTTAAAAAGAAGATGGGTAGCTACTAATGCGCCGTATTGATTATCTCATCACAGAGGCTCGTAGAATTGGTAAGAATGAAGCCAATACCAATGCGACGCTTGCTATTACTGACGATGAAGTAATTCAGTACATGAATGACGCTCAGGATGAGCTGCAAGGGTTAATTTCTAGCATCAAGAATATTGATGTAATCTTTAACACTGAGAACATCATCTCTCTTGTTGCTGGACAGCAAGCATATACTATTCCTGATAGAGTGCTTTTAAATAAGCAGATAGACCAAGTAGAGTTCTCTGCTACAGGCAATTTAGGTGATTACGTTGTGCTTGATAAGGTTTCTACCTTTAATCAAGACACGAACTCTTCTAATTATCCTGTTGGGTACTATCGCCGGGGTGGCCAGATATTCCTGACTCCTATTCCTTCGACATCTGCTGGAACGCTACGAGTCATGTACGAGCGTACATGTGACGACTTGGACAAGCGTAGAGGCACAGTCCAGTCTGTTTCTGGTCTAACCTCCACTACCTTTACTAGCCTAACTGTTGCTAGTGATGCTGATGAATCGAGTAATCCAAACCTATCCACAATAGACTACGTTTGTATTGTGGATAAGGATGGAGTTCGCAAAGCTTATAATATCCCTGTAGGCAACTACGATACAGGTACTAACGTGCTTACTCCTGCGGCTGGGTTTGTCTTTGCGCTAGCTGGAGACACGATTGTAGCAGGGGACTTCATTACCTTTGGCAAGTGGAGAACTACTCACAGTCAGTTACCAGATTCTTGTGAGATGTATTTAATACATTACGCTGCTGAGATGATGCTGCATAAAGACAGCTCTAATGATACAGCTATGCAGAGTGAGAAGCTTGCGGCATTACGTAAGCAAATACTAAAATCCATTGCATCACAAACAGGAGAACTTCAGAGGATTCCTCAGTTCAACCGATACGAGTGGTGGTAAACCATGACCAACCGTATATTCCGCAGATACTTTGAGAACTTTCTTGGTGAAGATCTTCGGTCTACAGATCTGACTAAAGAGACTAACTTTGCCAAAACTCTAACCAACTATCAGTTTGGAGAAGGTAAGTCTTTAAAGGGTATACCCGGATACCAGATAGTGGCTCAGGCTGGAGGCTTTCTTGGCCTTCATACTTACACGTATACAAACAACAGCACTGGAGCTACTCAAGAAGAGTTGCTGGCTATTAACGACCATCTGTGGAAACTTAAGAGCCAAACGCTAACCATCTCTAATGGCACGAATCTTAATCATACCGTTAGGGCGAATAGTTCTACTGCGACTTTCCGGATAGTAATTAACTCTACTTCAACTCCATATACTTTCTCAGGCAACCCTTACATTGATTTAGGTACTGGCTTTGAGAACCTACCTTTTTCAGTTGAAGACCTAAGAGCTGCCATTGATGCCAATGCAACTCTTGTTTGCTCTCTTCCTGCTGGGATTAAGTTTGCTAGGGTCAATGGTACGCAGACAGGAGTGTCTGTGATTACAGTTGATGCTGGGCATAACTATGCCATCAACGATGTAATGACATTCTGGGATTATGCTACTGGCAAAATTACTCCTCGCAGGGTGACAGCAACAACAGCAACTACGCTGACCTTTAACTCCGGATATGGGACTGTAAACGTACAGGACAATCAGGTCATTGGCCCTATGGCGGCTCCTGCTGCTGGAATTGCTATTAACGATGCATACACAACATCAGCTACTAGCATTGATTTAACCTTCTACTACTGGGAAGCCATTCCACAGGTAAGCGATGCTCTATCTTACTTTCAGGCCCCATTTATTGCGCTTTGGAATACAAGAACTGCGGCTGGATGGACGCATCCATGTTTCTTGAATGCGAATAATGTTTGTTACATTTATTCTACAGGAGTTGGCTATTCTGACTTCTCGCATCAAGGGTATCCGCATAAGTATGATGGAACTGCCGTCTATAGAGAGGGAGCTCCCTATGCTGCTACGGTTCAGGCTGGGTCTGCGTCTGCTGGCGCTCTCACTGGTATTTATAAGTGGAAATACCAGTACGTCTATGAAGACACTAAAGGAAATATCGTAGAGGGACAGGTCAGCGATGTCCCGTTACAGGTTACTCTCACAGCTCAGCAGCAAGAGATATTTGTCCCTAGTGCTCAAATTGCAGATTCAGAAACGGTAGCTACTGTTAACGGCAATCAGGTAGGCGTTACTGTTATCACCATTAATACTTCTCATAAGATAGAAACTTCGGACGTTGTTATTTTCTATGATAGCTTAACAACTTCATTAGCGATTAGAACTGTAACAGCAACTACGGGAACCACGTTCACCATTAGTGGCGCTGCTGTTAATGTTAACAACGGCGATATTATCTATAGAAGCCCTTACGTAGGTATGCGCTTTGATGGAGCAGTAACTAACGGAATTCAGGCTGGTGTAAATACCATCACGGTTCTCTCTTCTACTAATGCTTCAACTCCTAACCGTGTTCGCGTAGGAGACAAAGTATTTTTCCTTAATAACAAGAAGCGGCTATTTGATAGTCGAAATGTGACTGCTGTCACCGACACTACCATCACGATTGATGGTGACTCTGTTGACGTAGATTCTAATCAGATTTTCAGCTCTGGGTTTTATATCAAGATCTGGAGGAATAGGGCTGGAGGTAATTTATTTTATCTTCAAGGGGAGATCCCAAATGCTTACTATACCACTAATTCTCGTGGATATGTCATTGGAAGCCCATATCCAGATAATACTGCTGATACTGCTCTTGGTGAGCAGCTTATTGACAATGAACTGGGACTAGAAGCAAACCCTCCTGTAAAAGCAAGATTTGCTGTAGTGCATCAGGGAGTCAGGGTATTGTCTGGCATAGATGCTCAGCCAAATACGGTGGGAATTTATTCTTCATTAAACCAAGAGAGTATTCCTCTTGAGAGTAATTATTTTGATGTGCCTAGCTCTGGTAATGGCGGCATTACAGCTTTGGCTAGTGATAACGATGATAGGCTAGCTGTCCTAAAACAAAACGCATACTACGATATTACAGGCTACGTTGAAGACGGAGCTTTCTCTATTAGAACTGGAGCAGAGGGAGATTACGGAATAGCCAGCCATGCTTCTATTCGTAAAGTTAATGGCAACATCATTGGGCTAGGCAAGCTTGGTCTAGTAGAGATTAAGGATGGAGTTATCTCTCCTATCATTGGTGGAGCCATATCCCCTCTATTCCTGAACAACTTGAATGTAAATTTTAGCCAAGCAATTGCTGCCAACGATTACACGATGGAGGCATACGACTTATATGTTCCATCACTTTCTGGGTTTACCAGTGATGCGTCATTGGCTAATCAAATACATTACTCTCTGGACTATAAGAACTACAACTCTTGGTTCTCTCGCAGCCTACCTACCTCGATCGTGACTGGGAAAC